AAATGTCTGCGGCACTTCCTTGAATAATGGCGTTGATGGCTTGACGTTGGGCACGAGAAACATCAAACTGCCTAGTCAAGTTAAGACCAGGAAGCCTCCTACGCCTACCACTCAAGGTAGATACGTAGCCTGCCTTTGTACCTAAAGCAATGGCAACTTGCTTCCACTTGGTTAGGCCAGAGAAACTCTTATAGTAAGCGTTAAGAATCTCTTCAGCATGTTCATCAGGGATGCCTGTCGTCCTAGCCAGTTTTGCAGAGCCACCACCATAGGCAGTAAGGAAGTTCACACCCTTACCAATCTGGCGCTCCTCTGAAGTTACTTCTGACAAATCTTTCCTAAAGACTGCTGCCGCTGTAGCGGCGTGAATGTCCTCATTGTTTTTAAAAATGCGAAGTAACTGGGGGTCTTGACTAAACATCGCCATAACACGCAACTCAATTTGATCGTAGTCAGCAACTAACATGGTGTATCCCTCAGGCGGAACAAACAACCCTCGGATGCTGGAGTCACGTGGAATGTTCTGCAAGTTTGGGTCATTGGATGACAACCTACCTGTAGCAGTTCGGTGCAGGTTATAGGAGGGGTGCAACTTCCCGTTATTTAGTTTAGGGATCAAACCATCAACGTAAGTAGATTTTAACTTCTGTAGTTCAGAATATGAAAGCAGTAAAGGAACCAAAGGGTGATCCTCTCGTAACTTCTCTAGGGCTTCCATGTCTACGGATGGTGCACCTTTAGGTGTTTTCTTGTGGGGCTTCAAACCTAAACCACCATCACGCTTTTTGTTAAACAAGTACTGTTGCTTGTCTTTATTGGAGTCAGGGTTAAACCCTGCGTAGGACATATCAGTAATTTCAAGCAAGCAATCACGTTGTTTAATCTCTAAATCTTTACGAAGGTCTTTGAGGGCACTGGTCTTTACCGTGATTCCCTCATCTTCCATGTTCATAATTACTCGCAAAACTTCCATATCTTGTTTAAGTGCTGGCAAAATAGATTCTGAGAGGCGCAACTTAGCCTTCAATTTGGTATACAGCAACCAAGTCCAACGAGCATCCAAATGCACGTAACGAGCCGCTTTATCAAAGGGAACCGTATCAATAACAGATCCTAACTTGCCTTCTTTTGCGTAAGCATCATGCCCATCAAAGTTACGCATAATTAGTTTCTTCAATGAAAACTCAGGGACATTCTCATCTTCAAGGTGTTGGAGAATCATTGTGTCCATGTATGGACCTGGTGGTAGTTCTCCGTAGTACTTCTTAATAGAGCGAGCATCAAACTTTACGTTATGTCCTACCTTGATGAGGTCACTAAAGAAAATTGGGCGCAACGCCTCAAAGACCTCTGAACGAGACAGTTGTGGTGGTGCAGGCGAATACTCTCCAGGAATGACGTACTTAGCCTTAGCCATAGACTCGTTGCCGTTTTCTAGCAACTTACGATAGCCAGTTGGTGGAATGGTTGTACCATCGCCCCGTTGTTCAGGAACAATAATGTCTCCTAATTTGTGGCCCATTGGTATTGCCCATGAGTGCCCTGCCGTAGCAATGCTGATCCAAAACACCTCATTACGAAGAGGGTCTAGGGCTAAGTCTTTTAAGTACCTAGAACGAATTGTTTCCGTTGAACTAGCAATTATGGCGCTCCCTGGGTTCTTGAGAGTTGCAATGTGTTCCTTACACTCTTTTTCAAAAAGTTTAAGAAAATCATCATGCCTCTCAAGAACCCCACGGGATTCCACGTCAAAAGCAAACTCTCCTGCTTTTGTTACTACTTCTACAAGGGTTGTCAACTGCTCTACGGTGTGCACCGTATGACGCATGTTAACTACCTAGCGTCAAGCAGTTCAGTAGCAACTTCCAACAAGTCAGAGCGTGTTGGGATTTGGATGATGCTTGGGTCATAGGCGTTGTTTACCAAGACCTTCATACCGTCCTCTGTGATTGGAGTAAGTTTCCACTCTTCAAGGTCACGCTCACGAACCATCTGCAAGATGGTCTGTGTCTGTGCTCCCTTGCCAGTCTTGGAAACTGCCCAGTAATGCTTAGACAGTGGTCCTTGACGTGGGTCAAGATGGAAGTTCTTCAACTGGTCAATCAACCGAACACCAACCTCAAACGACTTAACGACTGGGTCTTCTCCATTCGCAAGCAACGCAATGTTGAATGCAAACTTGGTGCTTGGGCGATTACCTGCATCACATAGCGGGCAACCATTTGGGTCATCGTGCAAGCAAACAAATGACTTTTGGCCTTGACGACCATCAATCCAGTGTGTGCGAAATGAAGCGTATGGCTCATCTTCAAGAAACTTAATTACTTGTGTTTCCTCAAGAACCTTAAAACGCTGTGCGTAAGGTGATGCTGCTTCTTGAACACGATCTGCTGCACCCCAACCACGCTTAATGGTTCGGGCTGTTGCTGTTGGTGCGGCTGGTTCAAACCCAGTATCGGGCTTTGCCGTTACTGCTGGTTTTTCTGTAGGTGCCGTAGGAGTTGCAAACTCCTGTTCGTCATCTTCGTAATCATCATAGCGGTTCGTTGTCATGTGTACTTTCTCTGCTTTCTGTTGTTTGTTTTTTACTTAGTCCATTGTTCTTTAATGTGCTTTTTAAAACCTGCCCAGTTTGCTTTATTGGGTTGGGGATTATCCAAACCAAAATGCTGTACTGAGTAGATAAGTAACTCTACCTGCTTTCTGCTGTAAAGTCTACGACCCTTAGCAGTTTTTCCTGGAAGTTGTTGACCATAAGGTGCAGGTGCCCTAAAGGTCGCTGTCGGGATAAATCCCTTTGTTTCCCAAGATCTTATAGTTACCGCTTTGCGATTTAACGCTTTGGCAACCTCCCCCACCGTGTAAAAAGTTTGCTCTTCACCACGAATAGAATAGACAATAGGGTGCAACAAAGAAAAAGGATCTTCAATCCTTGTTGGCTTTCGCTTTTTCCTGTTTTTCGGAGGAGTTTTGCCAGGGTAATCATTTAAACTTTCAGAGCCCATGTTTCTTTCTCTACGTAAAAAGTCTTAATTGTTTCTTGGATGGCATCATTGTTCCATGCAAGACCAAGAAGTTTATCCTCACTGAGGACTTCAACAATTTCCCTCACAGTTTCCCAGTGACCATTCTGTTTTGCCCATGCCTCAGCAGCACTAGAATTAAACGACTTAGAAATCCTACGCTCACGCTTAAATTCTAAGTCACCCATATCAATCCAAAGGTTTCCCTTTTCGTCAGGCTGTCCATAGGTTACCAACATCTGTGTCAAATCAGCCTTTAAAGCATCAACACGTTTCTGAGTCATTTCCAACATGTGTTTATGATTTTTATACTCATCCACAAGCATGCGGGTGTGCTGTTTATCAAAATCTGATGCTGGTGTTTCCCTTACAATTTGTGCCATGTTATACCTCCTTATGTCGTAGGAACTCTGAAAGAGCGCCTAAGTTTAATTGAAAACTTCCCTTGTTATCGTAACCACCATCAATAAATGCTTTATTGATTCCTCGTTTTTCCTGCAACATTTCGTATTGCCTCTCTTCAATGCTACCTTTCATAACGAAGGAGACCACATTAACGTGTGGAAACTCAGATGACAACCTAATGATTCTGGCTTCTCGTTGGTCTAGTTTGCCAGCACTCCATGGAAGGTCATAGGAGATAAGGTAATTGGCAATTGGTAGGTCAACACCATAGCCACCTGCATCTGAGGAAAGAAATAGCCTGGTGTTTGGGTCGGTGGAAAACTCTTGTTTAGCCTTATCCCTATCCATCATGTCCATACCCCCCATAAATAGAACACTACGGGTGGTTGCTTTAGTTGCTTCTTGAATAAGGCGCAAATTGTTTTTAAAGAAAGAAAACAAAACAACTTTGTTCTTAGGATTTTCTTCTAAGACATCTGTAATGTACTGAACTACTGCATCAAGTTTAGGAGTATTAAAGTTATCTTGGATCAACCCTTGTGCTACTACTTGTGAAGCATGCTTGCTGCCTTGAGTGTTGCCGTCATCTAGGTACATTTCTGCAGACAACTTTACAAGCGCTGGGTTGTCACAGAACATACGTAGAGTAGTTAAGCGAGACATAATATCTCCCTGTGCTTCCATGTTTTTATTGTTGCCGTAGTAATGGGCCCATAAATCAAAACCACGACCATGCTCAGTCATTGCTTTTTGAATAGCAGTCAATAGGTCTTCTGCTAACCTTCGGTAGGTTACTGCACCAAAGGAGTCAAAAGGAACTGGAACTACTTGCTGAATTACTACAGG